CAGCTCTTACTTTTTTATCTTGTTCGTAAGAGTCTTCTGTAACTACATAGTCTTTTAGACTATTGGTCAGCCGATCAACTCGCTTCTTTAGTTCTTCATACTTTGGAAAATCAATTTTTGCTGGTTCTAAATTGATCGGTAATTCTTCATTATCAAATTTAATTAATTCTTTCGTGGCAGTAGTTCTCATAGTGGTCTCCTTTATTTACCTGCTAAGCGGTCTCTTTTTGCATCTTCTGCATCTAGAAAGGCTTCTTCTTCGTATTTTTGCAGTGCTAAATCATCAGCATATATCCCGTTAAATGCCCAATAACAAGCATCGTACCAATCACATTCATCGGGAAATTCTTTAAAATAATATTTAGTAAAGTCTTCACTATTTTCAAAGCCCATTTTTTCCATGAAATCTTTAACACCATATTCAGTTGTATAAACTTCAATGAAAGCTTTAATATTTTTGTATTCAAAGCCTTTTCCAATAGCTACATCAATGCCATGTATATCTCTTAAAACCATTCCGTTAACTTCTTGTAGTTTCCAGAGATCTCTAGGATCAAACTCTTTCATGTGGTATACTCCTTATAGATAAATTAAATTTTTAAACCTTTGAATTAGTCGTTACTGATGCCAGTCAGTAACGACTTTTTTCGTTGCATTAACGCAATTTTGAATTGCTTTTCGTATTCGTCAATTGCTAGTGGCGATCTATCTTGTCTAGCAAAAAATGCGTTGCTATTGCTGATTAATCTTGCTTCTAATGTCATTTACTCCACCTCCTTAAAATACGTAATTTATTGCTATAATTAGTCTCAAGAAAGGAGGTCTAATTATGCATAAATATCTTGTAACATTTGATTACGAAATTGCTCCTAATAATGAGCCATTAGCTGTAGCTATTCGAACAAAACTTGAAACTTTACCTGATACAAAATGGTTTCAACACTTGCCCACAGAAATCATTTTGATTAGTCCTTTGAGCATTGATAAAATTTTTGACGAAATACAATGTCTTGAAGAAACAATTCGAGTTTCAGTTTGTGAATTTTCTGATTTTATGACTAATTCGTCTAGAACTAACCTTTGGCTTCACCAGAACAACGCTTAACGTAGCTTTCATAAGCTGCAATATATTCTTCTTTTGATACAGGGTTTCCATTAAAGCTCATACCTTTAAATGGATCTCTGTATTTTTTTGTTTCTTTTTCCATTGTTTCCACCTCCTTAAAGGAATACTCTCCAGAAGTAATAGCCCAACATAGTGATACATATAACCCCTGCTGCAATTACTTCTGAACACACAATTGCAACTAGCCAATCTGTCTTCTTACGCTTCATTCCAGCGATCTCCAATCGTTACTAAATCTGTAAGTGCTGCGTTAATTTGCTCTTGCTGTTCCTTAGTACCTACCTTTTTAAACATATCGGCTAACTGAATAACACTTTCTAAGGTGTTACCTAGATAGGCAATTTCAGCCGATCCATCTTTGTTAACAACAATCTGTTCATCTTTGATGCCAATCTGATATTCAGCATCTTTCTTCCACTCGAATACGCCTCTTGATACCAATTGTCTAATTACGTCGCCCGTTGTAACCTTTATCATTTTTCTACCTCCCAAAATCTTTCTTAATACTTGCATTCCAATCAATGCGGTGATAGTTTTCTTCAATCCACTTTTTAGCGTCTTTTCTAAAAATGATTGTTTTCTTGCCGTTGTGTGGGTTAACTACAAAACCACCATTTTCGAAATCAATTTCCTTTTTAAACTTATCGAAAACATACAACCTTACCCACTCTTGACCTTTACCTCCGCAATACTTTTTTCGGAACTCATCAATGTTAATTGTTGCGCCCTCTGCTTCTTCCTTTTCCTTATCAAATAAAGCTTTGATAATCGGCTTAAAGATAACTATGAGAGCATCTTTATTAATTAGCTCAGGCATTTAATCACCTACTTTATTATCACTATTTGTTTCTATTTTGTAACAACTTTATAAACTTTAGTAGTAATTAAATTTAAAAAAATATCCTGCCCCTTGATATTAAATAATTTTGCCATAGCTTTAATATACTTGGGCTTTGGAACTGCTTCTCCTCTCTCCCACCTTGAAACTGTAACATTAGTAACGCCTAATCGCTTTGCTAATTCAGCTTGCGTAAGCCCAGCTCCAACTCGTAAGCTTTTAAGTTCCCGCTTCATTTTATCAACTCCTTTATCAACTTACATATATATTATATACATCATAGTTTATAATGTAAACACTTTTTACTATTTTTTTTACTTTTTAAGTTAAAAATATGTATAAAGTATTATAATTTAAGTACAATAGTTGATAAACGGAGGTTGAAGAGCATGATTGGCGATAGAATACGTGAGTTGAGGACATCTCATAGACTCTCACAAACAGAACTAAGCAAATTATTACATGTATCTCAACAAACTATTACTAAATGGGAAAATGGGAAAGCTGAGCCTTCAAGCGGTGCTTTAGCTAAACTAGCTGAATACTTTGATGTGTCAGCTGATTATTTATTAGGTTCAGATAAAACTAGTGAGCCTAAATCCGTTGACCTAGAAAAAGACCCTGTTGTTCTTAGCTACGGCGGTCGCCCTGTATCAGATGAAGATATGGACGTTATCAAAGCTATCCTTGAAAGACATAAGAATGACGGAGAGCCTCATTACGAGTAACGCCTATGTATAACAATGATTTACTCATTTATATATGTAACCTAATTGAAGATCATCATCTTAGTTACATACTGTCTCGATTAGAAGACAGACATTTTCGTTCTAGGTATCTTCCTAAACAGAAAACTATCATTATTAACACAAACTGGTGGTATCCTCCAGAAGTTCCATTTATGGCTGCACATGAATTAGGGCATCACATAAATGGCGATAAAGGTGTTATGTACTATGACCATGATTATAAATGGCAAGAACACGATGCCTTTAACCGAAACGATGACGCATTCAAAGAAGATCAAGCTGATTTATATGGCTTAGACCTTATCTGGGACTATGCTTCTTCCCAAGGCTACACTTGCGAAGATCCTGGAGAGTTTATGTTACAGTTCGGCATTCCAGAAAGATTGAAAAAAGTTGTTGCTAAAAAGTTTGAAAGCAACAATGATTTACTATTTTAATAGTCCAATACTGACGACTTTAAAAGCTGATTGTTAAGGTATAGCTCATAGGAGGATATTATGAAAAAGAAATACTTAGTTGCTGCTACTGGACTTGCCCTGCTCGGCTTGTCTTTATCAGCTTGTTCTTCAAATAGCAGTAGTAAGGGGAACTCTGAAAAGACTACTGAACAATCTAAGAAAAAGAATGAAACTATTTCTCAAAATAAAGAATTGAGAGAAAAGTTTGACCAAGTTAAAGTTGGTGAGTTAAGTAAGCACGGTGAAGGTGGCTCTACTATTCAAGATGTAGAGAAATTATTGGGAAAAGCTAACACCACTGACACCACTACTGTTGAGAGCTACAAAACCAAGTCTTATATCTGGAATAAAGGCGCAGTTACTGTGACCGTTCAATTCGAACCTGATAAAGTTGTTACTAAAGATATTACTGGCTTTAAATGGGGTAAACGTGACGAGAAACTTGATCTTGCTGCATTCAACAGTATTCAAGACGGCGCTTCATACGATGATATCGTTAAGAAATATGGCGAACCTGATAGCTTAAATGAGTCTTTACTTCTTGGAACTAAAACAGTAACTGCTTTATGGTACACAGGCATTAAAGGTAAAGGCGCTGGTGCAAATGCTTCTTTAACATTCGAAAACGGCGCATTGACCTCGAAGACTCAAACCGATTTGAAATAGTTTTAAAACCAGTTAACGCTGGTTTTATTTTTACGATCAGATAGAACTAGTGTTCTGAAAGGAGGTGACAAAAATGTTAACCAATCGAGAGAAACTTAGAAGATTAGGAATTTTCGCATGCGATCCTTACGGAGAAAAGAAAGATATTTGTGATGAAGATTATCAAACATTGTTGAAGCTTTTTAAAATTTCTAATGAAAAAAAGGATTAAAAATGTCTGTTTATAAGGATAATAAATCAAAAACATGGTATATCAAGCGCTCTTGGTACGATGTAAATGGCAAACGTCACTATATTACCCGCCGAGGATTTAAAAATAAACGTGAAGCTGAAAAAAAAGATAATAAATTAGCAGTCCAAGTAAGCGATGGTGTTAACGTGACAGAAAACCCGATTTTCGCCGATTATTACGATAATTGGGTAAAGACATACAAAGGTACTCCAAACGGTCAAAGTAATTCTGTAGCACCTAATACATTAACTGAATATATATTGCAAGGTAAACGGATTAGAAACTACTTTGGAGCTACCAAAATCAAATCAATAAAAAGAACCACCTATCAGCAGTTTATAAATGATTTTGGAAAAGACCATGCTAAGACGACCATGCGTAAACTTCATAATATTATCAAAGCTTGTATCCGTTCTGCGATTAATGACGGCATAATAACAAGAAACTTTACTGACGATATTTCACTAGCTTATAACCAAGATAAAGCCTATAAGGTTACTTATTTACAAGACAAAGATATTCCTAGACTATATAAATATCTTTACGACCATAGGAAACCTCAGTATTCTTCCTCATATATGCTAATGTTAATGCTCCTAACGGGCTTAAGAGAAAGCGAAGTTGCAGGATTAACATGGGATAATATTAACTTAAAAAGCAATCTCATTACTGTAGAAAAAAGTTGGGTATATACTCAAAAAGATTATGGACCAACAAAAAACGGGTCATCTCAACGAATTGTGAGTGTCCCGTCTAAAATGATGGATTGTATTCAGGAATTAAAAAATAATCATAAAACCAAAGTTTTCTGGTCAAAGACGCATAGATGCCTACCCGGATCTAAGGGCTTAACAGAATGTCTTAGAACTGCACTAAAAAATTTAGGTATTTCAGCCGATGGTTTCCACCCTCATTCTTTACGACATTCTCAAGTTGCTCTTTTGCTTCAAGCTGATATTTCTACTTATGACATTGCACAACGCCTAGGACATGCTACAACTAAAACTACAGAAGAAACATACGCCTATGAATTTGAAAAGCACAGAGAATTAGTTAATAAAAAAATCAACGATGTATTATCCAAAAAAATTGAAGATTAACTTGCTTAGGGGTCATTTGGGGGTCAAATTTAATTTTTGTTTATTTATAAAGTCCCACAAATAGCTCTACATCAATATGACCCCGGTGAGATTCGAACTCACCTCTACGGTTTAGGAGACCAAATCGTTTGATTTTATATGATTTTCTATGCTTTTAAGTGCCTGAGATATGGTACTTTTTCTTTTATTTGAATTTATTCTATTTTAAGTTTGGGGGTCACAGCGGGGGTCAGTTGATAATTACTTATAGTTTCATTTTCTACATATATTATACATCTAATTTTGTTATAATTATTTCAGCGACTATTGCCTCCCCTTGAAAGGAGGTGAGTTCGTTGAAGGAATTTCTAACTTTAGTTGTAGCTCCAATTCTTGTGGGAATGGTGAAATCACTATTCGATCACTGGCTGGATGATCGGCGCAACAACAAAAAACATAAATAGTCGCATTTCCACCCTCAACGTTTGATAGGTTGCGTCAAGCGATAAAAAAAAGCATTACCTTTTGTAGCGATCAGGTAATGCTTTTTGAGTTCATTGAATTTTAGAATTCCTAACTTATTGCAAGTTAAGTATAACATATTGTAGGTAAAATTGTAACAAGAAAACATAGTTAAAATAATAGAAAATTTGTTGTATGCAAAAAGCCACTCCAGAGAAACATCTCCAGAGCGGCTTTTGAATTATATTAAATTATTTGAAAGTTCCCCACGGCTCACTGCCGACACGACCAACTAAGTAACCATAGTGATTGCTTCCACGCGGTTGCTGTAGCCAAACTCTGCCTGCACTATCTCTAGCCCAAGCATTGTATTTAACTACTGACCCTGCTGGTAATGTAGTAATTAACATGCTCTCCGTACTAGCACCCCAACGTAAGTTAATTGCACCACCTGTAATGAAAGTGCCGTGTTCTTCATGCCACGTCATACCTTGAACGTCAGTCCAAGTCTTACCAATGGGCTTAGCATTAGCTGGGTTAGATGGTTGTGGTTTAAGAGATGGTACATCAGACTTAAGGTCAATTAAGGTAACATTAGCATCAACATTTAAGCCGTACCAATTGCTACTAAATTGCCAAATTGCGATATTATCCATTGATGGAAAATAACCAAAATCTGCTGTATCTTGACGATTCATAGTCTTATATGATGCAACCCATAAACAAGTCCCATACTTAGCAGTGATCTTCTTAACATTTACGTTATTAGTTAATAAGGCTTTGCCAGAATATAGCAACGGCTTATATCCTGCCGTTGCTACCGTATCCATGAAAGCAAGAATAGCATCTGCACTAACTTCATAGCCTTGATTAGTTGCATTACCACTACCATTCTCCCAGTCGCAAGCTAGGTACGAGCCCTTTGGCAATCCAACTTCTGCAGCAGAGTTAACGGCATAATGACCTTCTTGTACTGCTACACCACTATTGGCGCTAAAACGTGCATAGTGATATCCACTAACCATCATTCCATTATCTTTAGCACTTTTAATTTGAGCCTCTGCTTTAGGATTACGATAATCTAGTCCTTCAGATACTTTCACAAACGCATATTTAGCACCAAGATTAGCATATTTAGATAAATCTGTTCCTTGAAAACTTGAAACATCAACACCATAACTTCTTTTTGCTACTTCCATATGTGTTACCTCCTACTTCTTAACTTCCTTTAATTCGCCAACAATGGTCGTCTTAGGTTTATCAACAGTATCTGCAATTGATTGTGTTTGCTTCATAGCAGTCACAGCCTTTTCAACCATACCTTTTACGAAACTCATTGTTGGGTGTGGTAAGTGTGCCATATCTAAGAGTAAGAATAAGCCTTGAACGACAAAGGTTAATTTATCTTCGCCGTCCCCTCCCCTCTTTTCTGCTTGGTAGACAAGGGGACTTACAGACTGGGCCACGATTTTTTCAGCCTTAGCCAAAAGGTCGCCTTGCGCTGCTTTCTTGTCAATTGCAATCTTGTGTTTAGCGTATACAGAAGCAACAATCACTGCTGCAACTGATGTAACTACGATAGCTAAATCCAATAATTGATTAACGCTCATTATTTAGCCTCCTTCAAATCCTTAATGCGTAACTTCAAGACCTTGGCATACTTACCCATTGCTTGCTTTTGCTCTTGCAATAGCGACAATTGGTTAGCAGACAAAGTCTTTTTATTTTGCTTTGATAAAAATTTAGATAGCTTGCTCCGCTTGGCATTTAAACTCTTTAGCTCTTTTTCTAGTTTCTTAATCATTTCTTTTCCTTTCCGTCAAAAAAAGCACCTCTTTGAGATGCTTCCAATTTGATTATCTTAATTTTCAATTGATTAATTTTGTCTTTTAAGGCTTCAACCTCATCTTCTTTTTGCCGGTAAAGTTCTTCATAGTGTTTCTTTTCTTCTTTCAGCTCCCCGTAAAGCCACTTAATGCCAGCTCCTACGGTTGCTAATATACCTACTATGTAAGGTAGTGCTTTAATGAGTTTCACAGCACCACCTCCTACTAGTAATTGTGCTTCTTAGTTTTTCCTATGATAGAAAAGACAAAAAGTAAAACGATAATTTCAAGAAAGCCGGCCATAAGCATATGTGGTCTACCTGAAACATAGCCATGACAGAACTCTGCAGTTGCTTCAAAGGCAAGCAAGCCAGCTGTAATAACTAGTAGATTGCGGTTGGCATAGATCTTACCTGATGCACTAAGTGCCCATCTTAAAAGCAAGATGCCATCAACCAAGAAAACACCTCCAACTAAGTCATCATTCAAAAAGCCAACCGCAAAAGGCGGCCAAAAGAAATAGAAATCATTACAAATAAGAATTAATCCTATCCCTACCATTGCTAGAGCTAAAATCTCATGTTGTGGATGTGCTGTGTGGAGGAGATGCTTTAATTTCTGTTTCATTGCTAACTACTCCTCTAGGTGATTGATCCATTTATCCATTTGATTAGAACGTTGTGTAATAATGTGATGCAGTTGTTCATAGTTATTAGTATCGGCAGAAGGAATATTCCATAATTGCTGATCGTATTCAATAGTTTCTTCTGGTATTTTGAACATATAATTTTGAAATTGAGTTAAAATTTGATCGGTTCTCCATACAGTTGAACGAAGATGTTGATATTGCTTTTTTATTTCAGACTTAAACAATGTATACAAACGCTCAAACAATTTGTTCCAGCCTTCATTAGCAACATATTTACCGTCCTTTTTATCGGCTCGTTCTGTTGAAAATCCCCAGTTTTCATCTTGTGGGTTACCTTCAATTGCTCCAGTTACATTTTGTCCCCATGTTGAGTCCAAATCGTAAGCGATTGGGTAGAAATAGTTTCCGTTGTCCCAAGTCAAAAACAAAATAGATTTTGAGTAGTAGTCATATTCTCTACTCATTACGCCAAAAAGATAAATGTTGATTGCTGCGTTTAAGTCGATGTAATTAGAAACTTTAGTCTTGAAATCATCATCGGTAGAATTATTTAGAAAATCTAGCCATTTTGACCAGTTAGTAACCAACTCAGGATCAGGAGTATCATGCAATTCGTCTGCATAAGCAACATTATCTAGCTTAGCACTGGATACACGAAGAAGTTGACTGGCGGGGGCTTTTTCGTTATTTAAAATAGATATAGCTGCTGCTTTATCACTATTTTCCATGCCAAAAATAATGTCATCCTTTTTGGTGTTAAATGAATAAAGCCCATTTAACATTCCATTAAATTGCACTAAACCAGGAAAACCTTCCATCTGTCCGTAGCTTTGAGTATACGATAATTTGTCTTCAACTTCCGCCTTTGCAAATGGGGTAACTGACGTAGCGCTTGCCATTAAAGAAGCGTTTACTAAATTCCTTGACTGCGTTGCATCTATCCAGTTCGCTTTTAGGTTAAATTTGTTGGTTTTAGCCCAATTTGATTTTAGTCTAATTTTAAATTTGGTTTTGCAATCTTCATCGCTAAAAAGCTTAACTTTATAATTCTTTTTAGGATATGCTCTTGAACTATCGCCTTGAATTGCTATTTGTGCAAATCCCCTAATTGTAGTCGATTCTCTATGGTATGTGAATGGTGCTTTAACCCATTTTTCTCCAATCGAATCTTTAGGAATTTCAAAATTAAAATATGGCAAGTTCCCAAAAGTGTCATTTCTATTCACAACATCATTCAATGAATAAGGCAAAAGACTACTGCCAAAATTCATTTGGGGACGACATATTACTAGTACTCCTGTTCCTTGCATCGCAACAGAAAATGCTGCAGTTTCCGCATTAGCTGGTATTGCGATATTCTCTAGCTTGATTAGTACAGCTTTTCCGCCAGTATTAGTAGGAATTGCATTTGTAAATACAGCAGAGTCAATAACTGTATTGTTTGCATCTCTAAATAATAATTGAATTACTGATCCTGCGTTATTTAATGCGTTAGCCAAGACACCGCAAGAAATTCGCTTTTGTTTAGCCACGGGAATATTCGCTTGATAAAACGTCTTTGGGCTATTAGGAGCTGAAGTTAGATTAATGCCATACGCTTTTGAATTATTAATACTATGTTCAGTATCTAATTCCCATTCTGGGTCTTTAGTCCATGTTACTGCATTATTCTTTAAATCGGGATTAGTCAAAAGATTATCATGATCGGTTTTTTCGTTTGTTAAATCATTTAACGAATAAGGTAAAAGACTACTGCCGAAATTCATTTGCGGTTGACATATTATCAGTAATCCAGTTCCTTGCATTGCAACAGAAAATGCTGCAGTTTCCGCATTAGCTGGTATTGCGATATTCTCTAGCTTGATTTGCTTATAATCAGCATAAGTATTGGTAGGCAATTGCACTGTAAATACGGAAGAATTAATCACTGTATCGTTTGCGTCTCTAAACAACAACTGTACTTGCGCAAATTGCAAAGTATTAGTATTAACCTTTAGGCCGCAACTTAGAGTTGAATGTCTAGCCACAGAAATATTTTTTTGATAAAAAGTCTCCGGAGTATCAGGTACAGCAGTTAAATAAATTCCGTACGCCATTGAGTTATTAATACTGTGTTCAGTATCTAATTCCCATTTTGAACTTGTTCGCCCCCAGTTAGCTGCACTATTTTTGAAATCTGGATTAGATAAGATATTATCAGCAATCTTATCGCTTATTTTCAAGTCGCTTATAGTATAGGGAGAAAGAGTGCTGTCGAAATTAATTTGTGGTTGGCAAAAAACAAGTAAACCATTGCAACCATTTTCCATAACTACAGAAAACGCTGCGGTTTCCGCATTATCTGGTATTGCAATGTTCTCTAGCTTGATTTGCTTATAATCAGCATAAGTATCAGCAGGTAACTGCACCTTAAATACGGCAGAGTCAATAACTTCATTGCTTGCATCTCTAAATAGCAACTGTAATGCGCCTTGATTAAGACCCTTAGTGTTGACTTTAACTCCACAGCTTAAAACCGAACGCTTAGCCACAAAAATATCCTTTTGGAAGAATGAATGATTTTCGTCTTTTGCAGCGTTTTGCACTAAACATCCATAGGCCAGAGAATTGCCAATAGTATGAGCAGGATCAACATCCCATTTCGAGTCCCTAGTCCAATTATACGCATCGTTTTTCAGATCGGGATTGATTAGGGCATTATCGTGATCGCCACTATATAAATCTTGCTTTAGTTGCGGTGCGATACCAGCATAGCTAAAATCGCCTAAATCTACCCATTTTGAATTGATATATAACCATTTATGCTGATTATCAGAGGTGACACATAGGTTCTGTGTTCCATTAGGATTAGCAGCAATCATACTATTATAGTTTTCATAATAATCAGGCGTAGTATTCATTTGACTTAAACGGGTAACAATTTTATTAGATAATCTGTCAAATTCAGGCCTGGTTACAACATTATTAGCCTGAATATTAGCGTTAAGCCCTTTAACCGTTGTAGACAAAGCATCTAGACTTGCATTATTAGTGTGTAACGCATTTTGCACTTGGACGACATCATTTTGATACTTTTGATATAAATCGTCAATAGCTTGTTCTCCGTCAATTTTATATTGATTTTTAAGGTTTTCTAATTCTCCCACATAGTACTTAACCGTCTCGCCAACTCGTAAGTCATTGCCAAGGACTTCAAAAATGATGTTAACGCTAGTAAGTACGTTACCATTGCCATCTTTTAAGCCAAAGTGACCTTTGAAGATACCTTCTTGAGGAAACATTTGATCTTCTAAGATATAGTCGATGAAACCACCATCGTGAGCATTCGCAGTCGAGCCTTGCCATTCACGATAGCTAGCATCCGGAGCCATGATTACTTCGCCATTATCATCAGTGCTGAATTTACCAATTAAGCCTCTGATAAAAGGAATAAATCCATGAACGTTCATTACACGTCCTTGGTCATACCACTTGAATGGTAAAACTTTACCATTATCTCCTACACGGGTTTTGAAAAAGTTGCTGATGCGTACATACTGACCGCCTTCCTTAGCAATGTCTGCTGGGAAGTAATACGGTACGCCATTATTGTTGATTGAATTAGTCAAAATTTACCTCCTCTGCTTTTACACTGTTGTCGTTAGTATTCTGATTATCAATTGGAACTGCTCCATCGCCAAAAACAGCGGTGTTGAGCTTATCCATCTCATTTTTAATAGTAGAAACATCACTCTTAATTGTGTCTACTTTCTGGGCTTGTGTCATACAGTACTCCAAGCCTTGTGCCATAGCTTCACGGACATCAACGCCAAATTTTTTGTGGCGTATAGCGTCCGCAATTTGTTGCGGAGTCAATTTTTGACCATCTATATGACTATTGTCAAAATAATTAGCCATCGCTTTCTCCTTTCTGTTCTAATTTTTTCAATCTGTTTCCTAATTGTTCTCCTAAAGCTTTAAGTTGTTCAACTGTCGCATACTTAACTGGCAGTTCTTCATCTAAAAACTTCTTGATTTTAGCATAGTCTGTTAAGTGCTTATCTAGCTCGTCTTTGATCTTTTGAGCATTAAAATTACTCTGCTCAGACACTCGGTTAATACTTTGATTCGTCTGATTATTGTTGCTCTCAGCACTCAAAGCACCAGATGAAAGATTAGCAATGGTCAAAGATTGTTGGACTAGAGTTTTTTGAATTGATTGAAAACGAACGTTAATCTTTTTGCCATCTTCAATCTGGTAATCTGTCAAACTCTTAACAACATCAGCAATCTTTAAGCTGCTGTTTCTTTCGTGTGCAAAATCAATATCTTTCTCGACAACTTGAAGTAATTGAGCTGTCTTAGATACTTGCGGATTAATGAACTGATACGAATCTCCAACCTTAAAACGATCAAATTCAGGCAATTCAAGCGCTGAAACCTCAAACGAGTTCTTAGTGACATGCTGCTTTTCATTAGCCAGCCACTTCTCACCCATCTGCTTAATCTGTGCTGGATCTTGCAAGTCATCAAAAATCTGCGTTCCTTCGATCACACCAAATTGCCGTATTAAATCAGCATCTTCGATATAATCCTTACCGCCATTAACACTAGAGATGTTAAAACGCGGCTGTGGGCTTTCATCTTCATAAGTGGTGCTAGTGCTATCTTTATCGCCTTTCTGACCGCTCTCTTTAATTAACTTCAAAGGATCTAGCCAAGCCCAGTTAGGGTCAAAGGAATGACCTTTTGTGTAACCCTCATACCAAGATTTTTTCGTAACCCCGATATGGACGTGACTAGTATCACGGATACCAATTACATCGCCAGTCTTAATCGTTTGGCCTTGCGAAACTCTGATGTTTCCACGACTTGAAAAAGCTTCTTGATAGACAATGTCATATCCATCTCTTGAATGAGTAACTACATACCAACCTATATAACCGTCGCTGCTAATTCTGGTTACCGTTCCACCGTGAATTGCATGAACTTCACTGCCAGGGTGGTCAATTGATCCGAAATCTAGACCATCATGAAAATTATTAGTTCTGCCATTACCAGGATGTACTCCAAAAAGTTGTGCGTCCATGAAATGACCTTCGCCAACTGATGGAAACGGCCAACCCCATGTATTATGTGACGTTTTATGAACTGTAGTAGTACTTACTTCTTTAAGACGTGGATTACCGTTAGGCGACCAAGCATGATAGATTTGCCACTTGTCAACCTCTGCTTGCCAATCGTCCATATTGAATAAAGCTAAAAGTTGATCAAATCCGCCACGTAAATTGGTAAACGGCTTAACACAATATTTGTCAAAAGTACCCTGTATAAACTGTAATAAACCAGTACTTGGGTGACCAGCGGCTGCATTACTGTCCCAGTTATTAACAACAGTTTCTGAACCACCACTTTCGCCTTGGATCATGCGCTTAATCTTTTCAACGTACTCATCAGTTATGGTTACGCCCATAAGCTTAGCAGCATATCTAATAGCAGGACCCCAATCACCATTAACAGCATGAGTTGTGCCTGAAATAGGAACACCGTGTTCATCGACTGTATCATCATTGCCTAGCGTTGTTTTAGGCGCTGGCTGAACCTTACCGAGTGGAATTAATCGAGTGGTTATCCCAGTAGGATCAATAGTCTGTTTAACCGATAACATATTTTTACCAACAGAAATAGGAGTGTCCGCCTTGTGGGATACTCCTATTGTTTTGGTGTAATCAATGTAATTAATCTGTTTATCGTGGTCATATCGAACTCTGATATAACCGCCACTCTTGTTAATCAGTTGGGCTGTGATTGCTTCTTTAGTAGTTGGATAATCAATCTGACGTTGAACAATACCATCTTTATCAGAATAATCGCACTTACCTAATTGAAAATGCTTGTACTTATCATCAAGCTGGTCATTATGCACCTTAATTAACTTTTGCAAATACTGCTTGACACTTGACCCTGAGTCATTGTCAAAGCGTTGTATGCTATCTAACAGATAGGCGTCAATTGCTTCAAAAATATACTCACGAGTGAATCCACCATTAGAAGCCATTTCTTTAGTTGGCTTAATCGCACGTCCACGGAAGATAAGCTCATCATCTTCATAAACTTCAATGTGAGTGATAAGCGGTTCAACACGATCATAGAGAGGATTAAGCTGATTCACTGTAAGATCAAGATCATCAATATCTGTTAACTTTAGATTTAAAGAACCAGTTACTAAGTTCCTTGTTGCTAGGTTCTGGTCATACACGATAAAACCGTTCTTATCAGTTGGCTTATCATATGCCACAATCCTATATCCCACTAAGCCATCTCCTCTCGCTTAAACTGAAAGTGAACTGTGCCATTACCTGAAACGGTCAGGCTAGTTACTCCAACTGGCAGCATTATCGTTGCCTTAGTTGCTCCTGCTTGATCTAAACCAAGATTGATATTAGAACCAGTTACCTTAACCTTCCCTGTTACCGCAAAACTTAGTTCTACTGGCTTAGAGCCGTAATTATCAAGGTCAGCCTTAACAGAATTGCCGTTCACTTCAAAAGTGGTCCGTTGATCCTGCCAGTTATCAAAATTGATCTCGTCCCAGATATCACTGCCCTCATAACTTCTAGCAATTGCATAAGGATATGCCTTGAATTTAACTGTAGCTGTTAAAGTGCCATTACTTTCATCGTCAGAACACTCTACGCTTTCAGATTTTGCCGAAAAACAAAAGCCAGAATTAAAAGTATCATTAAGCTCTCTATATCCTGCTGCTTGCATGACTAGACGCTTGATTTCCTTTTCCTTGGCTTTTCTGTAAGAGTAATCATCATCAACTAAAAGAAGCTCGTAAGTGATCTCACGGGCTTCGAAGAAACGTTGATTATCCAAATTAGAAAAGTCTTCCTCGCCTTGCGAGTAAGGGACAGAATAGGTTATCTCTTTCTCTTTTGGCGTTGGTGCATCCCTCTTGGTAAGCCACCAACCCTTGTCAGCCGAGTTGAAGTTAGCAAAAGCAAAGCCTTCATCAGGTAACATATAAAGATCAATGTCTGAATTCTTATCTAAATCATGAAAGTCGTACCTCTCTTGATATTGATGATTAAATTGAGAAAATAAATCTTTTATTTTGACCACCTGTCTTTCAAGTTAACCTTGCTGCCAATTGATTCGTCCATCTTCGGGGCTGTCTTGGCTACTAATGTACCATCATCAAGGATCATCGTATTGTCCTTATTAGCAATTTTACGAAGTAATTCAGTGTTAGTCTTCTGCAATCCGCTTTCTTGCATGGTTACGTTTTGGTTGTAGTTACCGCCTTGAACCATACCATTAAGTCGATCGATTGATTCAGAATACTGTTGAGAATTAATTGCAGGAATAGTTAACTGATTATCATTTAAAGCATTCTGTGCTTTATCCATGATTCCAGTAACCTGATCTGAAATCACTCCAGCCATTCCAGAAACATTGTCTTGAACATCACTGAACCCATTAGTTAAACCGCCATTCAACCCAGACATGATAGCTAAACCAGCTGGGATCAATAACTGTTCATCGTAAGATAGTGGTCCTTTGTGTTCCTTGATCCAGCTACCGATACCGCCAACAAAACTCTTAACATTTTCCCAAGCTTGCTTTAAACCTCCAAGCAAAGAATCCATAATTGCCCGACCTTGAGCTCCTAAATCAACGTGCATTACCGATTTGATGAACTGAACATTATTATTGAAAATTCCTTTAATTGCGTTCCAAATTGAACTGAATACTCCCTTAACGGCATTCATTACTGTTCTAACAATAGATTGAACAGCACTAATCCCAATTTGAACAACTGACTTAATGCCATTCCATACAGTCTGAGCAACGCCTTTAATCGCATTCCATGCACCAGACCAGTCGCCACGAATTACAGCAGTAATCGCTCTAATAATACCAGCCACTGCATTAATAGCGGTTGAAATTACTGTAGTAATAATTTTCCAAACCGTACTTACAATTGTAGTAAGAATATTCCAACCAGCTGTGAATATGGTCTTGATGATATTCATTCCAGCTCTGATTACAGTTTGAATATTCTTAAACACAGCTGAAATGTAGTTTCTAATTACATTCCAGACGGTTCTAGTTACAAGCAAAATTCCTTGCCATAATAAGTTAAAGAAAGCTTTGATTGGGGTCCAGATAGCTTTGATAACTGCAACTATCGTCTTAAAGATGACAACTAAACCTTGCCAAGTTACTTTTGCAGCTAGCACAATTCCTTGCCACAAAAGATTGAAAAATATCTTAATCGGATTCCAAATCGCCTTTGTCACAGTAACCATCGCTGTGAAAAGCACAGTTAATCCTTGCCAAGTTATCCTTGCTGCAGTAATAATTCCAGTCCACAATCCACTAAAGAACGTCTTTATTGGATTCCAAATTGCTTTGATTGTTGAAACAATTGAATTAAATGCCACAACAAGGCCTTGCCATATTGCCTTAGCAACGGTAACAATTCCAGTCCACAAAGTTCTAAAGAAATCAGCTAATGCACTAAATAGATTTTTAAGAGCAGCAATAATTGGTTTAACGCCATCGACTATACTTTGCCAAACGTTCTTAACTACAGTAATTAAACTTCGCCATATTGAAGCTATAGCGTTGATTAATGGACTAAAGAAAGAAACTAGTCCTTGCCAAATACCTTTAGCAACTGAAACTATTCCATTCCATAAGGTACTAAAGAAACTTGTAAGGCCATTCCAAACATTTTGAACTGTCGTTGCAATCTGAGAAAAGAATTGGGTTAAACCAGACCAAATGGATTTGGTTACCTGTACAATTCCTTGCCATAAATTACTAAAGAAACCTGCAATTCCGTTCCAAGCACCTTTTACTGCATTTACAGATGTATTGAAGGATTGAACTATAGCATTCCATACTGTTTGAGCTACCTGAACCAATGATTGCCAAGCATTTTTTAACCAGCTAACAAAATTAGCCCACATTTGTTGTCCGGTTTTTGTTTTAGTAAAAAATAGAGCCAATGCTGCAACAACAGCAACAACCCCCGCAATAATCCAAGTAATAGGACTCGCAAGAATCGCAGCACTAAGAGTTGCTTGCTCAGCAGCCACTTTTCCTGTAGCAACTCCATATGCTAGTTGAATAGTAGTAGCCACTTTTTGGGCAGCTGCTGCTAAATGCGAACTTTCAGCTAGTTTTCCAAATGCTTGCTCTGCTGTTTTCGCCCCTGACGCCACCTGAACAATGCCAGTACCAACTTTTACGAAATTACTTATTCCAGTAACTCCACCAGAAAGAGTCCCAGCAATAGTTTTCGCATTCCTTAAAAATAGACCTACAGAAGTTGTTGCAGTGCCAATAGCTGGGCTTAAACCAATAAACCCGCGAATAAATTTAGCAGTTGCTGAATTTGAATCAGCAGCCCATTGGAGCATAGCATTAGCATTTCTAATTGACGCTCCATTAATGTCTTGAGCGGACTTCATAGATTTATTACGAAGCGATTCCCAGTTGCCGCCCAATTGTTCAATGCTTGATCCAACATTCTTCTGCATTTCTTCGGCTTGCTCTTTCAAAGAAGCATTAGCCTTTTTAGTAGAACCAGCTGCCTTTTCTTGTTCTCTTGCGTAAGCGTCCCAAGATACTTTAGCGTCATTTGTCTTATTTTTAACTGTGTCAAGCAGTGGGACAATGGCCTGCATACCGGCTGTTCCAAACATCGCCTTTAGTTTTTTAGCTTTTTCATCAGGATTTAAGCCGTTTAAAGCCTGATTTAACTCACGCAAAATTGTAGGGAACTTCTTCATGTTTCCTTGCGCATCAGTAAAACTGATACCCAAACTAGTCATCGCATCTTTTGCAACTTTAGAAGGAGCCATCATCTGCAAAATAGCGTGGTTCAAGTCCATAGAAGCTTGTGCTGCAGAAAAACCTTTGTTAGTTAGCAAACCAATTGCTTCAGATGTTACTTGCAAACTCATTCCAGCTTGACCAGCTGATCCACCAATAGTAGCAAGCGCCTGTTGCATGTCTTCAACGCTGGCATTTGACGCATTAGCAGTTTGAACTAATATAGCTGCTGCTTGTTGGGGACTATCTAATGATTTGCCCCAGATGTTCATTGCTTCTTGAACAACACCAGCAGTAGATTTAATGTCAGCGCCTGCAGCAGTAGCAGCTTGAGCAATCGCTGGGAATTGTTTCTTAATGTCTCCAATAGATGCACCATTACGAGCCATCTCAATCATGGCATCAGCACAATCTTGTGCAGATAATGGTAAGTCAGCACCCATTTTATTGGCTAAGTCATCAAGTTGACCAATATCTTTAGCTGTACCACCTGCAACAACTGCTGCTTGGTTTAAACTGGCTTCAAATTTACCAAAAGAATCAAGTGACTTGACACCCATTGCAGTAACTGCTGCACCTGCTGCAGTCATACCAGTACCAATATCTTCCATTGAGATTTTTGAACCTTCACTGAAAGATTTTGCTTTAGCTGCTGCTGCATCTAAACCAGAAGTAAATCCTTGGTCAATTGCTGAAAGAACGGCAACTATGCTAAATGATTCATTATTCATTGGTTGCCTCCTTTCTTGGGTGCAATTTTTGGTACTCCTTAATCCGCTTAATCATAATGTCTTGCTTACTCATATGATTTTGCTCAGATTTATTATTTAATGGTTTATAATCCGGTTCAAACGTACTCCTTACTTGATCAATTGCTCCCTGTTTATCAAAGAAATCACTAAAATCTGTAAAAACAGCATTACCGTCTTTGTCAAATGCTTGCGCATTTCGATTCATCCATGCTGACGTTGCTGAATCATACTGTTTTTCAACTTGCTTTAAGTTATATGCCTCCATTCGAAGTTCATATTCAGCAATGGTCATTGCATCTATGTCCTTTAGACTATGAAAACCTAAGTAAGCTAGAGAATTTAACCTAATTTCTCTAAATTCTTGTTCATAGCTTGTTCTTGTGCCTTTTTCATAGTCTTTAGAACGTTTTTTACCTGTGCCTTAGTAGCATTAGCAGTTTCGATTTCTTTCAAGATACTGTCACAGAGTTTTTTAATATCTGCGTCAGTTTCTAAATAATGGTCAATATCAGTAGACGTTGGGCGCTCCTTGTTGATCCATGTAGCGTTTAAAAGAATTTCAGATAAACCAATTGGATCATATTGAGATAGTGATGCTACAGCTTGATTAATGCCCATTCCTTGGGATAAACCATTTCCGCTGATATTGTGATTTTGGTTCATTAAAAGAACCCAACGAATGCCAAAGTTTAAGTCATAGGTTTTACCATTAATTTTGATTTGCATTAATCGTGACCTCCTTGAGCAGTATGTGATTCACTAGAGCTATTTTTTTCAGTCGGTACAGTGTCATTACTTGGATCAGCATTATTCTCATAAGCTAAACCACCGCCATCAGTACCATCTTCCTTAGCTGTACCAGTAATTTGACCAATACCACGGAATGCATAAGCAAGCATGTCTTGATCGTAATCACTAAGAGTTAAGTATCCTCTTCGTGGAGTACCAATAACTTCCATCTTTGGGGAACGTTCAGCTGTTGAGTCAGCTTTAAAGCTAGGCTTATCTTCGGTAACCTTAGCTCTTGCATAAATAGCCCAGAATTGTCCTTTATTGTTAACTCTATCTAAATTAACTAGCCAATACTCGACAACCTCATCATTAAGTACTGCATCATAGAATTCGTCTGAAACTTTGTTGATACCTTCATAGAATGTTTGGTCAATTTCAGTTGTTAACCCTGCACTAGTTGAAATATTTCCAGACTTAGTAGTTGTTGATTTAGAATTACGCTTGAAAGAAATACTTGAATCTCCCTCAAGTGGAACAATTTCCGCTTTTTCTTTAGTTGCATTCTTTAGTAAACGAAAATATGACACCATTCGTTTACCAGCTAATGCTTGAACTTCTGCCATTTAAATTTTTCCTTTCGTATAAACAAATTCAAGTGTCAAAACACCGTGAAATAACCGAGTATTTGGAACGCTTGAATCGGGTAATATTCTTTTTTGAATATTTTTCAAGTTAAACGTGTAATGTTCGCTACTAACACGATTCACACACAACTTGTTCATCATCTGAGTAACTAGAAAGCGCATATCTTGGTCGCCCCAAACGTTAACTGTTTGAGTAATTGTGCCAGAATATGCATTTTTCAAATCATCAGAAACTAAATTCGTTTCTGCTATCTCAACAAACGGGTACTTAGTCCCGTCTCTTGGCAATGAGTCGTAAGTATCAAAACCTAACTCATTTTGTGCAAAAAAATAAAGCCTATCAAAAAGCTCTTCTTGTACATCTATCATTTTCTAACCAAATTCATTACATCTTTATAAAACTGTTGCTTAATTTTCTGAAATGCAGGGTTAAGCGTAGGCTCTGCTTCCATATACCTGGTGCCCCATTCTAGATACATTTGTTATCGTAAAGGCTTTTTATCCTTTACTTCTTACAGTTGCCTGTAAGTTCGGCATACATTTTCAACCATATTCATGGTTGCCAACCACTCGTGGGGATTTTTTATTCTGTGTAAAATAAAAAGCACAGGTTCAACCCCTATGCTCTACGGTGACATCAGTGCTTTAGTTCTGATGTTTACCTCGGTGTCTTCTTGGTTTAACTGGTCTGAATAATCGTGGTGGAACATCACCGCGATGGTAACGATCATTTAATGTACCGTAATTAATTGAATAAATTTCAGACCATTCCAGATAACGTTATGGTTGCTTCTGCGATTGTTAGATTGTTTTTTCATAGTTACCCAACGGCAATTGTCAGGTTCATAGTTTCCATTATTATCAATGCGATCAATAGTTAGATGTTTTTTATACCCATTATTAAAAGCCCAATCTCTGAATTTGCTATAATCGTGAATCCACTCAGGATAAATTTTTATGTTTCGACCTCCATAACGATAATAATTTTTGTTATTTCGGTTTAAACATCTGCCTTTCATATTCATCCATATATCATACAGTCGAGTTGGTGTATGGTATCCTTTGTGAAATTTAGAAAGATTAACTTTATCTTGTTCACGCTTCAAACAACCACAAGAACGTGTATTGCCACTTTTTAACATATCGCTTCTAACAGCTATTGTGTTTCCGCAATCGCATTTGCAAACCCAATATGATTTTCTTCCGCTCTTTTTAGGGGATAAACCAATAACTATTAACCTCCCATAGCGCTTGCCGGTTAGATTATTAAAACCATTACCTTTACGATTAGAAATATCAATGATATCCATAGTGATCACCTCACTATAATTATATCACGTTCCGTATTCGTAAAAAGCGTTGTTAGACCAAGTTTTCCACCGATTTTGGTCAGTGCTAAGTTACATATTACTATGCAACAGCCCTATCTTCATAAGGAAAATACTCAGTACCGGGTGCAACTGTAGCTTTCATTCCATCATCACTAATGGTTAGTGTCGTGCTACGTCTAGTTGTTCCTTTTGAGTAACCTTTTACATAAGCAACCGATTTAGTCATACGCTTTTGGGCATCTTCTTGAAGATCTGCCCCGTTTTTCATGACTACATTACGAATCTGCTTACCAGAATACTTTTTGGCATCAATACCAGAAACTAACGCACTTAATCCTTCAATTTTTATCTCAGCCAACGTCTTCACCTACAATCACTGCATAACCTTTTTGAACATTCAATGAGCTAATGAACCAATACTTTCGATCATCTTCATCAATCGTTAAGTAATCCCAATCATTAGCTACTTTTTCTTTGAATCTAATCGTTTTAGATCCTTGCTTAATTCCACCTAGTAATTGAACTTGGTTCTTAAGCCCCAAATCAGTCACGTTAGCAAATAATGAATCAATAAGAATGGGTTCAGCATTATGCTTATGAGTACGTGGATTATATTTGCCATCAGAATTCTTAAACAAGCTAACAATCGTGTCATACCTCATATGGATTCACCCACATCCCTTGATTAAGAACATTATTATCTTGACGATAATGCTCAATCTCATCTTTAAAGTCGTCAAAATCGTTGGAATTGAAAGTTATGCTTTCTCCGTCTTGACTATAAGACGCCATACCTTCGTTTTTAAGCCGATTAAACTTCTTTACAGCAACTGCACGCACAATATGTTCTAACGATTGTGGAAGATCTTCATTAATTGATAAGAGTAACTTTAAAGCATCAGTTGCATCTTCAAGATAAATTTCAAGTAAATCATCATACTCATCAGTTTTAAGCTGAAGTGCAATCTTGACTTTAGCTAATTTATCAGACACCTAGACCACTTCCTTTAGTGCCCGACGCTAGCGCCACCGGCTTGAGATGGTCCAGGAACTGTAATAGATGAAGTTACAATACCATCGGTTCTTTCTGGCAAAATTAACCAGCCTCCTGCTGCAACGGTTTGATAACTTAATGAGTCATCAAGTCTACTATGAGTTACACCAATTAAGCCAGTTTCATCTACTGTCATATTAAAAGCATTACCTGCTTGTCCGTGCATATCTACATAATAGAAATTGATGTTGTTATCTACAGTTAGCACAACTTTACCTTCTGGAATGGAAGTGCTTAAAAATACTACATCAGCATTTAAAAAGTTTTGTAGATATTTCAAACCAAAGGCAGTTTGAGTAGTAATTTGTGCCTTACCCAAGTAGCCATATACATCACTTGGGTTAGCATAAACGATAGTAGTTCCAACATTATCAACGTCTTCAAATAAACCAGCTAACTTGCCTAAGCCATTAGAAATTGCTCCTTGCAAAGCATTGCCAGAAGTAGCTGTAGTTCCTTTGCTAGTTAATGCTGAAAAGAAGTCCTTTTTAGCATTCTTTTGTGCAATGGATAAAAGACGCTGGTCAGTAAATGTTACTGCTTGATCAAATCCATCTTGTTGAATTGCTTCAAAAGTAGTTACTTTTCGTAACTTGTCAGTAAGGCTTAAAGTATAAACTTTATCCTTTGTTCGTTTAACTTGCGTTAACGGAATTACTTCTCCTTCATCTACCGTTCGACTAGTAGCTTCTTTGATTTCCTTTTTATAAGTTTGAATTTGTGTCCCTGATGCCATTGGATGCATTCGAACATGTCCCATCGCACCAAGTAAGGTCTTTACATTATCAGAAAATTGTTCTACAAAATCAATTGAGTGTGCTACTAATTTATCACTAGTAACTACATTTTCATCTACAGTCATTTAATTTCTCCTATCTGTAATCTTTAATATGCTCTTGAATCATCTGAACTCGTTTAACCGGATCAGAGATTTTCCTTACTTTCGCACGATCAAAAGGCTTGGTATCACTTCCAGTAATCTTAGGAGTATCGCCTTTTAGAAATTCTTGCTTAGTCTGCTTTACGATATCATCATAAAAAGAACTAAGAGCTTTCATGTTAACTGATACTTGTTTCTCATCAATTCCAGAGGGCACGACAAGCTTTAACACTTCCTTAGGCACAATTACACCAGCCTTGTTGAATTGCTGTGCTACTGTATCCATTTGATCTCTACGGGTTAGTTGAGCTTTAAGATTTTCATTTTCTTTCTTAGTTTCATCTAATTCTGGATTCTCAACTTTATCTTCCTTAGATTTATCTTGTGATTTAAGCTTTTCTGTCAAAGTTTTCACTTGATCTTGTAACTTAGCATTTAAATCTTCAGAAGCCTTTCGTTGACCAACCTCTTGATCAATACGCTTTCTCATTTTTTCAATCTGCTTAGTAACTGTTGGTTCTTCCTTGGCCTTGGGTTGAACTTCATCTTTTACTTCTTCAGATTGAGTCTTGCTTTCGTCTTCCATGTTTAACCTCCTCGCATTTTAAGGCTTGGGAGCCCATTTAACCTCGCATTTAACGTCTTGGGAGACGAATAAAAAAGAACAGTCAATTTAACTGTTCTTTACTTTCAATTCATTACTAATTTGGATTAAATAGTCTCCATTCCAGACTTTGTGTCGCTTTTTGTAATACTTTCATCAACCCAATGAGCTGAAATAGAGCACATACAATTGGGATGTACTGGGATATCTGGTACATCTTTCGCCTTATAGACACCGCATTCATCATAGCCATTATCTTTATAGGCTATTTCACGGCACGCTTTGCATGCTGAACCCTCAGCAATCCACTTAACATACTTATATCCAGTATCTATAATCGAATTTTTTTGGGCTTCAAATTGTACCCTAGCCATCTCAGTTCTAGCTAATCTTTCAGCAGCATATTCTTGATTACTTACAGTTGAGGATACCATTCCAGTTAGCCATTTTGCCATCTCTTGTGGAGATTTGCCACGGATAACTGCACTAGATACTAATCCGTCTAATTGACCTTTTAATCCGTCCATATCAGCCCAGATACGCTTAGAGAAATTAGCTCCTGCAACTTGCTTAGCAATCTGCTCTTGAACCTCTTTTGAAGTCCATAAATGAGATTTAGTAGTAATCCCAAGAATACCAGCTTGGCGTTCTTTTTCTTTGATGTAATCATTCCAAAGTTTGTCAGTTAGGCTTTCTTCTTGATCAACGCCAAGTTCAACAAGTCTAGCTCCAATCTTCGATTTAATGATCTCATTACGATTAATGCACATAGTTGCGTTATATATCTTAAGACGATCATTGACATCTTTTGAGAAGTCTTTACGAGTAACGCGTTTACCGTTAGCCCTGATTGCCTTAGCCTTATCAACTGCCCTTTTTGCTAATGCTTCATACTCTTTCATCCCCTCAGAAGTAACAAGCTTGCCATTTGCTAATGCTAAATCTGCTTTAATTTGTTGGTTAAGATCGGCAATAGCATGGTTATACATCTCAACTATATGTTGGTTGTACTTTTCCATATCTTTTTTAGCTGATTCTTGCCAAGCCTTTTCATCTTTGGCTCTCGCATCCCAGTAGGCCTTACTTTTCTTGAGACTTATCATCATCGTCACCAGAATCTAAATAATCGGGTAATGATCCAGCAGCTTGTTGGGCGGTCTTAATACTTTCCTGCTTTTCTTGGTTTATTTGCTTGATTTCCTCATCAGGATCACTAACGAACGGCAATAATTTTAATGCTGTGCGTTGAGAAACCAACCCTTCAACATTCTTAGCTTCTGAAATAGCACCAGCCAAATCAGTTGGTAAGTTTGGATAGAACTCAATTGACAACTGATCCCATAAATCAGGCTTATTGACTACTTGACCAATAGAAAAAATCACTCGGAACAATTGTCTGAGTGATTTTTTGAATTTTCTAGCTTGATTTGCTGTTTTATTCTGTAAGGATAACAGCTTATATTGAAGAGCTACACCGCTTTGATTACCTGCAAAAGCTTGATCGTTAAGGTTAGGCACCATTGAGACTTGATAAATTAAATCCTCTAATCGCTTCAAATAATTCTCTTGCATCCCATCATTATCCGGCTTTGAAACGAATTCAAGTTTCGGTTCCGTTCCTGGTGTCGTATTAGGTAGGTACAAAAATCTATTATTTACTAGATCAATGATAGGCTTTCCTGTCTTCTTATCGGTCTTCAAATGGACATTAAACAGTGCTAAATATGCATTATCAAAATATTCATTCTGATTAGCCTTTTGGCTAAGTACCTTATCATAAGCATTTAACAATGTCTTAACAGGATCAAGAACACCTTGACGCTCTTCGTTTTCATAGAACTCAACGGCTGGAACCATCTTATAAGGATTAACTATATAATTATCTGATATCTTCATATCATCAAAATCATAAACCTTATTTGAGTAGTAAATTTTACCTCTAGCTTGCCAGTCGCTTTCAGTATCGTAATACTCATACATTACGAATGCTAATGGCTCTCTGTTAACCGTATTGTCATAGATAATAAAAGCTTTAGATGGACTAACATAATTAAACTCTGTTTCAGCATTTTCATTTTGATAAACATATCCAATCGAGCGCCCATAAATGCTTGTTTGTTTCCCCAACTCATTGAGTTTATCAAAGAATGAAACGTGATTCAGCCAATCTTGCAAACTATCATTGTTACCACCTTTTTCTAGCGTGATCTTAGGTGCTACACCTAATGAATATCCATTATAGGTATCAACAATATACTTAGCTAAATTAGCCACTAATCGGTTATCAGGTCCAAATTCTTTGGGATCATCGTCTAAAATATCGTGTTTACTTAAATAAAGTCTCATATTCTCACGATATTTAGGCTGTAAATGATCGGTATTCCAATTAATAAATCCTTTCAGCTCATCATTTGTTAATTCTGCATCCTTTGGAAATAAGAAAGTACCATTTCTTGTAACTAATCCTCTACCTCTAACTTTTTTCAACTAATCACCACCTTTAGATATAAATATTTGGAATAAATTGATTATCAAGCTGCTTGTGCTGGTTATATAAACCATATCTAAAGGAATCCATTACATTATCATGCTCTTTCTTAGGCACACCTTTAACTGGATCCCAAACATATTGATATAAGTCGTCTAAAAAAGGCTCTGCACAACTGCGCAAAACCTTAAACTTGCCTAATTTAATTCGAGATGAGCAATATTCAATCCCATCCATAACCGACTTATCAGCATTTCTAGCTTGAATATCTTGTTGCTGGAAGTAAGATACATATTCCGGACGTGCTGAATCACACCAGAAATTAATCCCATAACCACGCTTGTCCTGTATTTGTTGAGCTATATCTACCCAGTAATCAATATATTTCCCGGTTGACTGATAAACACCGATTAAATAAGAAATATCCGTATCAGGATCATCGCCCATGACTGTGATTACATTCTCATGTCCTTTAGCAAAGCCCCAGTCAACACCGCAGTAATATTCAAGATTATCAGGTACTTCATCAACTACCATTGTATCTTTGTTGAAATCTTGATAAACAATACCATCAGCCGTGACCCATTGACCAAGTATTGACCGATCATAAAACATCCCTCTTGGTGTAGCAGCCTTTAAAGCCTCAACATAATCTTTTGCGAGGAAAGTGTTGTCGTCAATAGTAAAGCTAAACGCCTTAATCCTAGCCTTAGGATCATGATTATCTATGTAATCAGTCTTAAGCCAGTGTGTAGGAATATCAGGGTTTGTGTCACAAATAATTCTTGCTGATTTAGCAGAACAACGCTGTACGATTTCCTGAAAAACTTCATGCGTGGCTAAACTTGCTTCATTGACGTAAGCTCCGTAAGAAGTCATACCACGAATAGCACCAATTCCTCGAACTGATCCTGTATAAGCTGGCACTATATCAATGCCAAAAAGATGATAATGCCCGTGTCTGTCGGTCTTCATCACTATTCCGAATTGATTTTCAATTGATGAGATGACATTTGTATAGATTGAATTTGAACTATACCCTGCAAGAATATATTGAGGATGTGGTTCTTTTTCGATCTCAGCAAGCTTTTTAATTCGTTTAAGCTCTAGTAAGAAAAGATAGTTATCTATCACTGTCTTACCAGCACGGACAGCACCATTTAAGATCAAGTACTTCCAATCATCGTTAAGGTAGGATTGCAGCACCTTAATCTGTTTCTTCGTTAGTAGATTTATCAGTGCCAACTTTTCCTGCCTCCTTAGTCAATTTATTAAGCACTTCTTCAAGTTGCTCATTGTCTTCCATGCCTAATCTTTCAGCAACAATTGCCTTAGTTTCTTTAATACGTGTATCAGCTTCAATATTTTTAACTCTCGCTCTGGACTCTTTGGCTTGTGCTCTAGCCAAGGCATTAGTAGCTCTTTTCTCTTCTAAAGTCATTTCTCGTTTAAGTAAATATGCTGACCAACCGGCATCATTCTCTTTCATAATTTGACCAGCAATGTTTATCAAAGCCTGTGTTTTTAACATGCTTTGCCATTTCTTCCTTTTGACGGCATATTTAGGATTTTTCTTTTCGAACCTACGCCATGTAGACGTATCAATTTCAAGCAAAGAACAGGCGTCTTTAAGCGTTAGTCCAGCAATCATATATTGCTTCATTTCGTCAATCATCTTTTGATCAATTTTGCACGGTCTACCAGCGCCTTTTTCATTGCTCACAACCTAAATCACCGTCCTTTCTAAAAGCAAAAATAAAAGGCTACTTCCTTGAGTAACCTAAATAATTATTTTGATAAATCAATTCTTTTAGATAAAAAGTAAACCAAAATAGCACCAATTAAGCATGAACCAAATTCACCTAGCATGGATGTTCCATAGGTTAACCAGAATGGTACATGTTGAATATAGTGAAGTTCCAAGGCTATCGGTAACATTCCGATAAAAGTAGGAATTAGGGTACTTACCACTAACTTCATTTTTAAATTGGAAATGTGTTTATTAATCAAATAAATCATGACAGCAGTAATAAAAGTTGCTGACGTTCCAACTAACATATCAATTGGACCTAATGGACTACCCACTGAGCTAAGTTACCAAAATAGGAAAGCCGCGTCTATTATGCTACGCTTTTACGATTGCCGTGGTTTCTCACTTTTAGATTTAATACGGAGTCACGTTTGCCATGATGCTCGCCTTACCGCTAACCGCTAAAAACAATCAACCATTTTAGAAGGTAAAATATTTAGATTAGCTCTATCCAAAAATGTTTCAAAAAATATAGAGCTGATCTATAGGACTAGCTGGGCTCGAACCAACAATACACAGGATCAAAACCTGATGCCTTACCATTTGGCTATAGTCCTAGAATGCTCTGTTAGGTACAGAGCTAAACCAGATGCAATTCTGTAAATTAAAATCAGACAAACAAAATATATTCGTGATCTGAATAATATTATTTTTACGCCTGCTTTCCGACAGGCAATGGGCAGGCGAGGAATTGAACCCCGCTACATAGTTGTGAAAGAAAATTCCTCTTTTCTTTCTAAATTTCAAATTGTGCCACTCTACCCACGGCAGTTGCTGCTGCGGTCCAGCCAACAACTACCCAGCTCTTCCTACGCTCGCCTCGAAACCGTTGAGGGTCATGGCATAGGATCTCCCTAGGCAAACTATTATATACAATAGCCAATAATGGACTACCGCCTAGGCTATCAAGCAATCAGGATTCGAACCTGAGTGTTTGAGTCAAATACAAATAAAAAAAGTAAAAAATAAAAGAATTGTAAGCCAAAAACCAAAAATAAAAGTTATTTAGAGGAATGTTTATCGCCTGAGTTTAGTCAGGCTATAACCGCCAGTCGGATTGAACAACTGCTAACGTCTACCAAGAACGGTTACTTTAATTCGTTACTTACCGAAACAAATTAAGATCTTCTGTATTAATTTCGAAAGGAGATACCTTTTCAAACGTATCGCACGTAATACCATCAAGGTGAAGTCGAAAGATCGTAACCACCACATCTAATCTTTCGACAATAACAATTTACCATGCTTTCAATCCGATAAGTGTCCGGAAACTGTCCGGAAATCGTCCGATTTACTTTTTTTCAGTTCTGATTCAATCTCAACGACTAAGTCAGGTATATCAGAACATCCATTCTTTACTTTCTTAGAATTAAGCAAATCCGCAAACTCACATAAAGCATTTCTGCGCTTTAAATAATATTGACTGTTAGAATACCCCACTATTGGCTGGATCTTCCAATCAGGGAGCTTTTTGACAAATTTGTTGAGTAAAATTTGCTGATACGGATATGTAGGACTCTTTTGACATAAAAGTATAGTCTGGTAAACAGTTGCTGCTTTAAGTTCGTTCTGCTCTACTTTCTTCCAAGCTCGATCTAACTTTTTCTCTTGCGAATTAGTAGCACTATGGCTTGAAGGCATACCTGTAAAAGGTTGTTCAGCTAAATCATCTAAACTAAGAGCTGCACCTCGCACATACTCTGGAAACGTGTACTTAAGAAAGCCTGTAGCTCGTCCCGCAGTCTTTTCCATGTTCATACTTAGTCCTAAATCTAAATTTTCATGTTCCACGTTCCCACTCCTAAACTTAATTTTATTTTCTCACTTTAATCTCACGCTCAATCAAAGGTAACAGCTCCTCAGCTTTATCTTCGTCAATCATTTCTCCGATTGTTGGCTCTATGATGTTCTCAAAATTCTTGATGTTTGATTTAAGCATTGACCTGAAATTCTTAAGTTGTTCTGTCTTAAAATCCTTATACGTATAAGGATTTACTTCATGCCCGTATAGTTGCATTGCTAAAACTCCTTGTCAGACTCTGATAATACTTTTTTCTCTTCATCAGTCAATTCAGTTTCTTTAGCTACTCTTAGATCCCAAGTGCCATCACCCATGTATGTCAAAATGTCATCGAAACTAAAAGAACACATATAGCCGTATTTAGTATGAACTCCCCAAACGCAATTGGCTGCGAACTTTCTTGGATCAAACTTCAATAAACCGTTATCTTCTAAAAAACTTCTAGTATATGTGTCCTCAAACTCTTCTCTCGTTCCTCTAGTCCCAATCTTCAACTCAATTGCCATAATTATCTCTCCATTTCTTGTAATACTCTTCAACTTCTTTGTCATAGTCTACTGGCTTAAGTGAACCGTCTTCTTGTACGTGATACCACTTGCCTTTTTGATACTTTAAATCGTTGCTCATAGGCAAAACACCACAAACCCGACAGCACCCAGACAAATCAGCATCCCTGCAATGAATATCAATTCCGCACTATGCTTCATACTGTCTTAACTCCCGAACCATAGCTTGCGTTGCTACTCTTTCGTCACTTTTTAGCCAATTTGCGCTCCAGTCTAAAGTGTCAAGCTCAAAACTCAAAGAACAGTTATGCTGCTCAGCAATCTTTTTCGCTAACTTTAAAGCTAATTTCTTATCGTTAGCGATGCTTGCATCTACAAATTTGCTTACCAAACTCAAATCAATTTTTTGCATTTAATCACCCATATCTCTCTTAATCCTTACGTCAACTCTTGCACGTTTGGCATACCTCTTTTTGACTAGCAAAGTTGTTACTTGCTTGTCATCGTGATAAACACCTCTCATAACTTCAACCATTTTGTGAAGTCGTTTATCACGCTTCATTTTTGGGTTCATGCCGTCCATTATGATTTTTCCTACGTTATCAGCATCAGGTTTCTTAGTTGGCAGTTCTTGGTTAGATAAACATAAAGCCTTACGTTTCTTGCTTAAACTCTTCGGGACTTCAAAATATGCCATGATCTTAACGTCTAACGGCTCATCTTTATCAAATATGCCTTTGAAGCTATTAATCGCTGTATACCTAACTAAATCTTCATATCGTGCCGTCTTAGCTGGCGTGTAAGTTACCGTTCTAGTAACTCTCGGTCTCGCCTTACCAATTGGCGGTCCTTCAATCGTAAAGTTAACTCTCATAAAACTTATTCAATCCAATCGTCATAAATTACAATTTTTGGGTCATCATCACTATCACACATCACGCTCATAGTATCTTTGGTCGTTGGCTTCGATTCAGGAAACGAAATGATTAAATCATGATTTACTATCTTGTGTAAAAGGCGTAAATCTGAAAGATTTTTAATGTAAATCTTATATATCCGATCACTTAATTCGTCCTTTGCTTTCACCAACTTAAAACCGGCTTTAGCAAGTGCATTTAAATATTTTTGAGACATAGAACCATCTTCAAATATGTCATTTACAGACCATATTTCAAAAATCATGTTTATAAACTCCCCATATACAAAATCAATATCCCTAGCAGAATTAAAAATGCTGCTGCAAAAATCCAATCTGACATGCTACTTATCCTCAATTAAACTTCGTAAGTAATAATTGCTTCGTAGTTTGAATTATTTGATGTGTATTGAATATCTATAATTTTTCTATTTAATTGATTAGAAAAACGTTCTATATCAAATTCAAACTCATAATTTTCGTATTTTGGTCTAGTAATAATCTTTGTTTTAATCATTCAATCACCAGTTTTGCGTTTACTTTTTCAACGTATTTCCAATTAGATTTCAATATTGAAATTAATTCATTAACACTACTTGTTCCGCTAACATTTGGTTCAGGAAAACCTCCATCTATTGATAATCCACGTATTGCATCATCATCAAGAAAAGCAATGTAATATTCATTCTCGCCTGTTGGTCCTACAATTAATCCATAATTAGCGCTTTCTTTTTTATCGTTGTAATAACAAACTACATCTCCGACTTTCCACTCTTCATCTTTATTTTCTTTACGCTTATCTATAACTTCCATTTGCTTAACCTCCAACTACTTCTCTAACCACTCCATGAAGCACCTTAGCAACCTCACTGGCTTCTTTCTTGTCTGTGAAGATAGACTGAACAAATCCAGCTGAACGTCCTGTCGTGTCTAAAATTTCAACCATGTACATATCAGGAACTGAGTACCAGCGATATTGTTTAGCGTCTTCGATGATCTTCTCTAAGTTGTGATTTTCTTCAAGCATTACGCAATGTCCTCTCTTTCAATCAACGGTAGGACGTTGTTTTCTTTCAAAATATCGTAGATTAAGCGTCTACCCTTTTGAGTCCAAGCAGTAAGTGGCTTAGCATGATCCTTACCGTGCTTGTCGGTGTATGTGTGAAGTTTCGTTGTGGTGTACTTCTTGCCCATGTATGCCTTATACAAGATCCACTGCCCATTGACTTTATGCTGAATGCCTAGTGCATGTAGCAGTTTGTTAAACTTAACAGCTGTATAACCGTAATCCATAGCAATTTGAGTAGTAACCATCGCATCGGTAGTACCAAGAATGACATCTAAGTAACTAGCCTTCTTGTTGCTCTCTTCAAGTTGGCGGTTCAAACTCTTGTTTTCTAACTTAAGTTGCAAGTTTTCACTGTGCAGAATATCCATAGCACGTTGAACAACATTCTGTGGATCATTCCACTTCTTTTCGATTTCGATTAGATAATCACGGTATTCTTTACCCTTTTTGGTTCTGCTTAAAAGACACAGCTGCTTAGCCATATCAATTGTGAGTGCATAGTCTTGAAGTTCTCTAACTTGCACACCACCGTTGTTTTGAACCTCCGTACTTATAAGTACACTGGTAAAATCTGAATTTTCTTCAAAGCCATCGCTGTTTTGTTCCCACCAAGCGGAAAATCTTCGTTTGATACCTAATCCCTTATATAAATCTCTAGCACTAACCAGTTGCTGGTCATTCTTGACTGTTACTTTGATTAATTCATTATTCATCTTCATCGTCCTCACTTAACACAGTTTTTAAAATTGTGAACATAGCGATATCACTTGGTTTTACATGCAGTTCATTTACAAGAAATAGTGTTACATTCTTGCCTGCACTATCCAGCCGTTCACTTACCTTGTCTTTCTTATCACGTTCATTAAATGCACTAGCGTTAGCTAGATCATTAACTGCTTCTAGTAGCAACCCCACATTCTTTGATTTTTTATCAGATTTGTTTTTTTGGCTCAAGTGTCTCTCTTCTCGCAATTGTTTAAGTCTATTTTTCATAATTAATACCCCAACACTCTCTTATCTTTTACATCGTTAAAATCTATAACATGACCAGCTGATCCTCTAAGAATTCGACTAACAACTTTAGGGTTATAGACACGATTAAGCTGATCGCTACCTAAATTAGTTGTAATGATTACTCTACGTTGTTTATCCAAGATCTCTTTAAGGGTCTCTTGAACAAAATTACTTGCTTCGTCTCCTTGTTGACGCATTGAAGATTCTGTTCCTAAGTCATCTAGAACTAGTAAGTCAACAGACTTAACTAAATCCAGCACATTATCAACTGTCCACCAACTAGATGGATTGTTGAAAGAACACTTAATTTTGCTAAACAGTGTTTCAGCATTCAGAAACAAGCATTTTTGTGGTGGCTTAGAATTCTCATTTACTGCCTTCAATATAGCCATGGATAAATGCGTCTTACCTGTTCCCGGAGTGCCGTACAGCACAGAATTAAACTTCTTTTCGGGATGCAGATAATATTCCCCAGCAATTGTTCTAGCTTTTTGCTTTATAGATGCTTCAATCGTCCCATTTTGGGTGTTGTAGCCTTTGAAAGAACATTTAAAGGTATCTTTATCGTCAACTAATGATTTACGTCTTAAAACAGCTCTTATGCTGTCTTCCCTAAATTTTTCAATTTTTGCAATTTTCTCTTGCTCAATTTTTTCTTGTTCGCACTTAGGGCAGATAGGTTCTTTTCCATCAATCCCCATTAGATGACATGATTTATGTATAGGACATGTATCAGGATAAGTTTTAATGCTAAGTGCTGAAGTAACTTTTACTTCTTTCATGCATACTCCTTTCTAAAACGGCAAATCATCATCTTGCGGTAATTTCTGATTTTCGAAATCTTTAAGATCGTAAGGTGTAGCATTAGCAGGGATATTATTCTCGTTTAGATAATCGCTAAATTTAGGCGAGAATAATGTTGTTGGCCTTAAGTACGCTGACATCTTAGGATCATTAGCCCAAGAAAAGCATTTGTTATCAATTACTCGCTTAAAGTCTTCTAAACGGTAACCTTCTCTCCAACGAGCATGAATTGGCTCTCTATTTCTTTTTGCAGTTGCTGGAAAACGTCTACCTGTTTTTTTGTTCAAATAATCGATAATTTCTTTGTAAGGGATATCGTCAGGCTCAGCCTGACCTATATCTTTATCTGTTCTATTCTTCTGTTCTTTTATATTGTTCTTTTTATGGCCAGTGGGTTGGCCTACCCTCGGCTTATGTGTTGGCCTACCCTCGGTTAACGCATTGCCCCACCCTAGGACAGCTGACTGGCCTAGGGTGATCTCTCGACCTACAATTTGTTTTGAGTTTTCTTTATAAATTATTTTTCTGACAATATAGCCTCGTTCTTCAAGAAGATCTAAATAGTTTTTTACTGTACTTTGAGAAACCCTCAATCTTTTGGCCATTTCGGCATTACTCATAAAGAACTTTCCTGTAACATTTAACATTGAAACAATCTCACCCATAAGGATGATTGCTTTCGGTGTTTTATCTAAAAGAACTGGATCTCTGGCTATATTGATTGGTATATTTAGAAAGATATTAGAGCCCTTAAATTCCATATTGCATACCTTTCATATCTAGCCCTAAACATCTAGTAGCTGTTCAATTGGTTGATCAGTATCTACTTGCTTATCCTTAAATGGATCTTCTTGTTTTGGTGGCTGTTGAGATTGCTTTTTTTCTGTTTTGTTCTTTGCCTCGTCTTTCATAGCATTGATATCTTGGGCAAAATCCCACATTTCAGTCATACTCTTAACAGCCAACTTAGTTATATTGTTATTCTCACGGTCAAGCAGTTTCCCTTTAGCACTTGTATCACCTGCTAATCCAAGTGAAAATAGTTTTGAAAGTGATACTTGCTTACCTTTGTAAGGCAACGTCAGTCTGTCTATTTCTTCTGGATTCATGTACTGTGGCAGTTCTTTAGCATCTGTATCTTCCTCAGAAGCTATTCCAAAAATGCTACTAATTGAATATCTGCGACAGTACGTTAATGCCGAGCCATATTGCTGAGGTTGTGGCTTAGTGATATCTAGCAGATAACTCCCAAAATCAAGAATTGCTCCTTTGCTGTTGAAAATATAATTTTCAACTCCTGTTTTAGCTGTTTTATTTACTGGCTGTTGGATAAAGGCTAAATCTAAATCTCCAATTGCTTTTTGAATAGCAGATAAGACATCGTTTAAATCAGCATATTTATAGCCATATCCTTCTTTACTTTTAGAGGGCTGCTCCAGTACTTTCTTTGTGCTTACAAACGAATTAAGTAAGGATAATTTAGCATCTAGTGCTTGTTGTGCGTCCAGGCCTACAATCGTTTGAATGTTCATTAATCCAATAACTTGTGGGGTATTTATTGGGGTTGGTGGTTGATTTAGTAATTCCATGTTATTTCACCTTTTCAAAGCTAATATTAAGTTTTCTTGCGTATTTGACTAACTTATCTAGTTGATCTTTACTTCCATAAAATCTAAGTGACATACTGTGTACGCTATCCACTACTTCGCCAGTGTTAGTGTCTACATACTTGTCGCCACGTCTCTCAACAGCTTCTGTAGCCTTTCTATTTTCAATTTGTCGTTGTTTTTCTTGATTGACTGCATCTTCATGGTCGTGTGCCATTTGAACTAATACTTGATCCAAATCTTTGTAATTAAGCATCTCAAGATAAGGATTAGGTGATATTGTCGGCTTATCGTAAGATTTTGCTCTATCAATAACAACCTGATTTAAAGTAGCTTTTAGCTTTTGATTTTCAGCCGTAGTTTTAAAAAATTCTTCTGCTTCAGTTTCAATTCTTTTCCAAGAACAAGATTTATTAAGCCAATGATTGAATTGATTATCTTTTTCTCGAATATCTCCTAATAGTTGAATTGAAACATTATATTTAAGAGCAAGATTTCCTAGTCTAAGCTTTATTTCTTGAAATTTTGCATCTTTTTCTTTATCGGTATAATGTTTAATTCCTTCACTTATTCGGTCCGATGCACACTTTATTTGCTTTTCCAAGCCAGATACATGTTGTTTAAATTCATTAGCAGGCTCGACAGCTTCATTAAAAATTTCTATTCTTTTTTTACTTAGCATTTTCTGAATGCGATTTAATTCAGCTCTTACTTTTTTATCTTGTTCGTATGCGGCTTTTTGCATTACATAGTCTTTTAGACTATTGGCCAGCCGACCCAGTAGCTTCTTTAGTTCTTCACACATTGGACAATCAATTTT